AAGCTTGAAGGATGTCAGAAAAGTTGATGAATCTTGTACATCGATTCGTTTTTTATGCCTGATTTTTTTAGTTTTGTGTCCAATTTTTGTTGACAAGTGCAAGTGACTGCATCTTTGATTGTATGAAGTGATGTATTAGTAATGGCAATAAGAGTGCTAATTGCTGATGATCACGCTCTATTGAGCCAATACGACCCGTTGAATTTGGCGGGTCGTTCAACAGATAGTAGGAGGTTATTATGAAGAAATTTTGTTTTTTGTTTTTGATAATCTGTGGCTTGATGGTTTTCTGCCTTCAGGATTGTCAAGCGCGGCAGAAATTAAATCTTGCTGATCTGGAAAATAAATATAACGCCGTGATTGGTGTTTACGCCGTTGACATGGAGAATGGAAAAAAAATTTGCTACAAACCTGATACGCGTTTTTCCTACTGCTCGACACACAAAGTTTTTACGGCTGCAGAATTGCTAAGACAAAAAAATACCTCCGATTTGAATGAAATTCGTAAGTTTTCGGCGGAAGATATTTTGTCCTACGCGCCAATCACCAAAGACCATGTTGCTGATGGCATGACGCTGGCGGAAATTTGTTCGGCATCGCTCAGGTGGAGTGACAACACGGCGGCAAATTTAATTTTGCAGGAGATCGGCGGCGTGGAAAATTTCAAGGTGGCACTTAAAAATATTGGCGACAAAACTACCAAACCTGCGCGAAATGAACCTGAACTTAATCTTTTCAATCCAAAAGATAATCGTGATACTAGCACGCCGAGACAGATGGTAAAAAATTTGCAAGTCTATATATTCGGCGATATTTTGAGCGACGACAAGAAAAAACTGCTGATTGATTGGATGAGCGACAATTCCATAACCGACACGCTTATCAAGGCAGAAACTCCGCAAGGTTGGAAAGTTATCGACAAGAGCGGTTCAGGCGATTATGGGGCGCGGAATGATATTGCCGTGATTTATCCGCCCAATCGCAAACCCATTGTCATGGCGATAATGTCGCGCCGCACGGAAAAAAATGCAAAATCTGACGACGCTATGATTGCGGAGGCGGCAAAACGAATTTTTGATAATTTAGTATTTTAAAGGGGCTTGATAGCATCGGTATTGCCGATGGGCAGAGAGGGCCATCACGCAAAAATATTTCGCCAAACATTTATATCTCACTCAAACTTCGCACACCTGAAACCCTTACTATTATATCATATTCCGATTTTCTTCATCAAAAATACGGCAGAGAATCCTGCGTTTCCTCTTGGATTCTCTGCCGTAATCCTTTTTTCCTGCTTATGCTCTGATTTCCGTCCCGTCCTTGAAGGTCACCCGGATATCGTCTTTGCTGTACACTGTGATGAAATCCACCAGGCTGCCCCACAGCCGGGCATCGAACTCCTTAATGAGATCCTGATTCCTAAGCTCCTTGATGAAGCTGTCCATCTGACGGCTCCGGGCCTTGCGATACTGGATGGCTTCACAGGTCTTGTCGTACTGCGTCTTCGCTGCTTCATACCGACTGACCAGTTCGTTGTAGTTCCGGTCATAATCATCCTGGTTCTGCGCGACCCTGGCGTTCTCGGCTATGAGCTGCTGTATCTTGTCGGCCAGCAGGTTCAAATCTGTGCTTATCCTGTCCCGCTCCTCTTCCAAGTCTTCTGTGTCAGTGAGCCGTTCCTTCAGCAGTGTGATGCTGTCAAGTACGTCCGCTTTGTTTTCGATGAGCTGATTGACGGCCCGGACGAAGGCTTCCTTGATATCATCCTCTGTCAGATGTGGTGTCTTGCAATGGCTCTTGAACTTATCGTTGCATCGGTAGATGGTTCTGCGGTACTTGTCGGTCGAATGCCAGACCTTGGCCCCGTACCAGCCTCCGCACTGGCCGCACTTGATTTTGCTGGAGAAGATGGATACGCCGCTGTAACGTCCCCTGCCTTCACGCCGCCGCTTGATTTCTTCCTGTACCCAGTCGAAGACCTGCGGGCTGATGATGGCTTCGTGGTTATTTTCCACATAGTACTGCGGCACTTCCCCTTCATTCGCTTTCGTTTCTTTGGTCAGGAAGTTGACGGTGAACCGCTTCTGCAGCAGGGCATCGCCCTTGTATTTCTCATTTGTCAGGATGCTCTCTACCGTCCCCGGATACCAGCGTTTCTTTCTTGCCGGAGTTTCCAGCCCTCTGGAAGTCAGCTCCCTGGCAATGGAGTGGAAGGTATACCCGTCCAGGAACAAGCGGTAAATCAGTTTCACCGTCTTGGCCTGTTCCCGGTTGACGACCAGATTCCCGTCCGGTCCCCGGTCATAGCCAAGGAAATGGCCGAACGGCACACACACCTTCCCGTCAGCGAATCGCTTCCGATGGCCCCAGGTGACGTTTTCCGAGATGCTCCTGCTTTCTTCCTGCGCCAGGGAACTCATGATGGTGATGAGGAGTTCGCCCTTGGCATCGAGCGTCCAGATATTTTCCTTCTCGAAATATATCTCGATGCCCTTGTCCTTGAGCTTGCGTACCGTTGTCAGGCTGTCTACGGTATTTCTGGCGAAGCGGCTGACTGATTTTGTGACGATGAGGTCGATTTTCCCATCCATGGCATCCCTGACCATCCGCTTGAAGCCATCGCGGTGACGCGTGTTGGTAGCCGAGATGCCTTCATCGGTGTAGATGCCGACAAATTCCCAGTCATCCCGTTCCCTGATATAGTTCGTATAATAATCGACCTGTGCTTCATAGCTGCTGATCTGGTCATCATGGTCCGTGGAAACCCTGGCATAGCCCGCTACTCTCCGCTTCTTCCGGCTGTTAATCGGAGCCGCCGTATAACGGCTGATGGTGGCCGGGATGGCCCTTACTGTCTTTGCCACTTTTCTCCGCTCTCCTTTCTCCGTGCCTTGGGACGCCGCTTGGATGGCGTAGGCGTATAAGAAATCTCTTCTGTTCTCCCACTCTTGAAATGGACAGTCAAGCAGTCTGGCTTTCCGGCTTCGATAGATTCCACTTTTCCCCGGAATCTATCCTCATCAAAGTCCTCTACCCCCATGGCCTCTGCGGCCACACGCTTCAGGTCATCTTCCCGGATGCTGACCGATTCACATTTGCCGCCTTTGCTGCATCGCCAATAAACAGGCCTGTCATGCTTCGTTTTGCACCTCCGGAAAGAGGATCCGCACAAGGCGCACCGGACACGTGTCGTAAAGGCGGAGAACCGTGTTCCCTTGCCATTGGCCATGTAGTTTTTCATCCATGCCCTCTGGCGATCCTTATACTCATCGGTCCAGCAATCCTTTTTCGCCGTTGATACCCAGTGCCGGATAAGCTTCTGTCCGTTTTTCATACAGAAAACCATCACGTGGTATTCTGGCACTACTATCTTTTCGACCTGGTCAAGGAAGGCCTGCTCATCGAAATCATCCAGGCCTAGGACTTCTGTACTCTCCTTTACAAGGACTGCATGCGGGATACTTCCTTTTGCGCCGCAATTCCGGCCTTTCAGCTTATGGGAGCCACAATCCCAGAATTCTTCAAAGCCCCGGTCTGTGCGGCGATTGTGCATATAACTCCGACCGCAGATGCCGCATTTGATTTTCCCCGTGAAGCAGGTCGTATTCAAGGACTTATTGGCCAGCGCCCCCAGTTCCTTTCGCCGCGCCATCTCCTGCTGCACGTAATCAAAGGTTTCCTTGTCGATGATAGGCTCATGCGTATTTTCAACATAATACCTAGGAAGTTCTCCCCGGTTCTTCTTCCGCTTCTTGAGGATTGGATCCGTCACATATTCCTTCTGGAAAAGCATATTGCCGGTATAGGTAACATTGGTCAGGACAACCCTGATGTTGGAATCCATCCAGCGGCGGCCATTCCGGGTCGTGATGCCTTCGGCAGCAAATTCCCGTTCGGTTTCAAGACGTGACTTGCCATCCAGGAAATTCTGGAAGATGCGTCTGACAACAGCCGCTTCCTTGGGGACTATCACCAGGGTATCCCCTTCCCAACGATACCCGTAAACACGGAACCGCCCGTTAGGATTCCCCTGCTCAAATCGTTTCTTCACTCTCCATCTGACATTTTCGCTGATGGAACGGCTCTCTTCCTGGGCGAAGGAGGCCAGGATGGTCATCATCAGCTCGCCGTCCCCGCTCATGGTATGGATATTCTCTTTTTCAAACCAGACTTCGACGCCTAGCTCTTTCAAATGCCGGACGGTACGCAGAAGGTCTACGGTGTTGCGTGCGAAGCGCTGGATGGACTTGGTCAGGATGATGTCTATCTTCCCGGCTTCGGCATCTTCCAGCATCCGCAGGAATTCCTGCCTCTTCTTCATCCCCGTCCCAGAGATGCCATAGTCGGCATAGACCCCGGCGTATTCCCAGTCCGGGTTCTTCTGGATGAGGCTGCTGTAATAACTGACCTGCGCCGAAAGGGAATGGTGCATCCGCTCCGATTCCATGGATACGCGGGCATAGGCTGCGACTTTCTTTCGCTGCTTCAAATTTGGTATGCGTCGTTCAATCTTACGGATAGTCCGCATAGAATCAGCTCCTTTCGACACTATATATCACTCTGTTTGATACAATTATCAAGTGTATAAGTCCCCGGAAAACGGCGGATAGCGGCGGATCATCTCCTGCACGAAGTCCCGGTACTCCTTCCCGGTGATGAGCTTTTCGGCCAGCATCCGCCTTGCCAGATGCATCACCACCTGGAAGGCTGTTTCATTTTGAAACGACCTCTTATCCATGGCGGACACCTCCGAACCGGTATGCAATATAGCAGGCATGGGAGCAGAACTTCCGATGGCTGTTGCCGTAGACAGTGAATTTCTTCCCGCAAGCCGGACAGGTATAGGTGTAGACTGCTTTCCGCTTCACCAGCTCCAGATGTGCATTCCACCACTTATTCCGGCAGACATCGCAGCAGAACCTTTTCCGCTTCCGTCCCGGATTCTGTTCAATCGGCTTTCCACACTGCTCACAGACTGCCCCCGCTGTACTGGCAGCAAGACT